CTCTAAACAATCATCTCTATTAGGGTTTATTCTTACCATATCTCTAAACCTTTACTAATTGTTTTTTATTTCTATTGATAACTTTTAAAGCTATTGCAGCTTCACTATCTTTTTTTTGCATCCCATGCAATAACAATGCAAATGGTTTATCTTTGAAGCAACAACTATCATCTTTATCAATCTCTAAACCTAGTTTCTTAGCTTCATCTTCACTAAATACAACTTTACTAAATCTTTTAAAATATCCTCTATCAATTAAATAATCATATTTACTACCATATGAGGCAGTCATATAAAAATTATTTGGAAGTAATGTTTCTAAGAAAAAATCAAGAGATTTACTATAACAATAGAATTTTATATCTTTATTTAATCTGGCTACGTTTAACCATGCCTTTAAATAAATAATATTATAAAAATCTCCGCTCTCATGAATCCTAAACTTATTAATATTTTTATTCTTAGCTTGTAAACTATCGTTTATTAAATTAGTTAAACCGTTAACATCTTTATTAATAACATAACTATTAATTGAATTAAGGTTATAACGTCTACTTTTATAAACGTTTGGGTATCTTAATTCCTCACTAGCAGCGAAGCAAGTAAACTCACTCTCAACACCTCTATTAAGTGTTCTTTTATTATCCTTTAAACTCACCCATGCCCGGCAAGTATTAGAACCTGGACAAGTTAAACCAGCCGGTAAAGATAGAATTAAAGTATCTTTACTTAGTTTTTTATTGCCTTTACTAAGTTTTAGTAAATTCATTTTTAATTGTTTGTAAGATTTTTGTTAAAAGCATTTATAAAAATACTTTCATAAAAGGATGATTTGAAACATCCCTTTAAGTAAGTATTATTTTTCTACTTAACCAATAAATAAAAAGTCTCTTTTAAGATTCTTCATTATCTATAAAAAAGGTATATGTTCCCCTATCCTTAGTAATACTATTCATTTGATAAGTATATTTCTTAGGTAGAGTATTTAACCATTTTTCAAAGTCTTCAGGCATTAAATCACCCGAATAAAAAGGAATTGAATAATCCATTTATTTATTTTTCATAGGTTCTAAACCGTTTATTTTTCTTATATGATTCAATATTTTTATAACTTTAGATTTAGCTATTTCTAAATCATTTAAATCTAAATCAAGTGCAAAATATTCCGCACTCTCTAAAGCTTCACTCTGTCTCTTTTTATCGTTTGAAATTATACTAACCATTAGAGCGGTTACTATATTTTCTAAATGCAAAGGCACTTTAAAAAGATTAAATGCTTCTTTAGGTTCCAATAAATTTTCCATAAATAAAATTTTTGTAAGATTTACAATAAAACTATTTAAAAAATAGTTTTTTATAACTTTCAGTATTTGAAAGCTATAAGAAAATATTTTTATTTATGTAAATAATAATTTTTATCTAAATCTAATTTATTAAAATCTTTTTTAATCTCTTCACTAAGCATTAAATCAATACCTATAAAAGATTTATTTTTTTTATACCAACTAACAACTTTTAAAAGTTGGTTTTTAAATTCCTCTACATTCTCACATTTATTGATAGTTAAATCTCCCTCACAATATGTGATTAATTCTAAACTTTTAAAATTAACCCAGTTACCAAAATAACTCGCATCTTCATTAGTGTCTATTTGTGCAAATCCTTTTTTATAATTACAAATATCATAATCAAATATGTATCTGTCAGAATTGCAAAATGTTTTTTGAGTTTTCATAATTTTAATTTTCTATTTTTGTTAATGGTTTACTTATTAATTCTTGTTGTAATAAATCATCTTCAGTTATTGTAAATAATTTATCAAAAATTAAATCAAATTTTTTAGGATCAATTACATAATCTACAGAATTACAAATTGTTTTTACTAAAGAGTTATACTCTTGAGAATTTAAAAATTTGTTAGACATAATTATAATCCTCGAATTAATAATGTTTGTTGAGCTATCTTTTTTTGAAAATTACTACCATTTTCAACAAGATAATTACAAGCTTTATTATCATTGTTATTTGTACATTGGTTTAATGTACTCTTGTTTAACCCACTTGTTAAACTACTTGTTAATGCTATTGTTCCCAGTGCGGAAATACTAAACATTAAGAATAGATTTTTCATGTAAGATTTTTTTTTGTTGGTGAATAATTTTTTTATACATATCCTTTTGTATTTCTTAAAATGTATTTCTATAGAATCAAAATTATAAATAAATAATAGAGATTAGGTAAGATAATAAAAATAAGAGAATAATAAAGGATATAGATTAATTATACCATATGTCATGCTGTTAGCATGCTATTAATTAGATATTGATATTATGTTTTTATTTCTTAACATAAACAAATAATGATATTATTATGGTATAATATTATTAATTACATAAATCTTACAAATGTTTATTAACAAAAATTTTAGTGATGATTGCAGAGCTATGAGTATTGAAACTCTAGATACTCAAGTTGATGATATTTTTGAAATAGAAAATTATCAAGTATCTCAATTGAGGTTACAAGGATGTTTGAGAGGTTTAAAACCTAATGATATCTATTTCTATCCAAATCTAGATAAAGTCTCCTACACGTACGTTAACGAACTGTAGAGAGTAAAAGAAATTATTGCTTATCTCTCCCACAGTGTGGGGGTGGTGTAGCAAAATTAAATTTTTATATGTGTGTATACGGGTACCCTAAATATATTCTGATTAATTTTTTGGTTCTACACGAATTGAGAGTTGAGGAGCTTGTATGTTAACGGTTTCTACAGATTCACCTATAACTTTGCCGAGTGAGTCGAGAATTTGAGCAGCGGTTTGGAACTGACCTTTTTTGACGGCTTTATTGAAGAGTCTGATACGCATTGCTTGTAGGCGAGGTAGAAGATTTTCTCTATCTTTTTCCCAATCTTCTTTATTCCATTCTTTAACTTTTTTCCAATCAGTCCAAGCTGTTACTTCAGAGATACCTTCGGTTTTAGCGTGTTCTAGGACGAGAGAACGAGTAGTTTTACCTTCTAGCTGACGTGAATATAGACGTTGAGCACGTTGTTGAACTTGTTGGATAGTTCCGCGAGGAACCATATTAGCTTTTCTTTTTTCAATAATTTCTGGATCAAAGATTGAGGAAGCCACGGACTTGCATTATCAAGGTTGTTAATGAAATAATAACCTAAAAAAGGTGGAATGAGCTATAAATAGGGGGTATTAGTTGAAAATTCTGTTATTTTTGAGTGTATGGCAGTAAAAAATGCAAACGATATAAGTTTAAGATATGCCCAAGGGGAGGTATTTAATAGTGAGAAACGATTTCGGGTGTTGGTTGCAGGGCGAAGGTTTGGTAAATCATATTTATCTTGTATCGAACTGCTCAGAGGAGCCATTGATCGACCTGGGGAGGTTTATTTCTATTGTGCTCCTACTTATAGGATGGCAAAGGATATTGCGTGGAAAGAACTAAAGAAGTTAGTGCCGAAGGTGTGGGTTAAAGCTAAAAATGAGACAGATTTAAGGTTAGATTTGATTAATGGATCGAGTATTGAATTGAAGGGAACTGAGAATGCGATGGCATTGAGGGGAAGAAGTTTAGCTGGTGTTGTTTTAGATGAGGCAGCATTTATGGATAGAGATGTATGGGCTGAAGTTATAAGACCTGCATTAGCTGATAAACAGGGTTGGGCTTTATTTATTAGTACACCAGATGGAACTGCTAGTTGGTTTTATGATATGTGGTGTTTTTGTGGTGAAAAGGAATGGGATGATTGGGATCGGTGGAGTTTTACTACAGTTGAAGGGGGTAATGTAAAGGAAGAGGAAGTTGAAGCAGCTAGGGGTCAATTAGATGCGAGAACATTTAGACAAGAATTTGAAGCTAGTTTTGAGAATTTAACTGGATTAGTTGCTGTTAGCTTTAGTGATAAGAATATTGATAAGGAAGTAGCTGATTTACATATGCTTCCCTTGTTAATAGGTTTGGACTTTAACGTAGACCCGATGGCAGGAATTTGTGCGGTAAAGCATGACAATAACCTATATGTGTTTGATGAGATCATGCTTACAGGTGGTGCTACCACTTGGGATTTTGCAGAGGAGGTTGTTAGAAGGTATGGGGTAGATAGAAGAGTTATTGCTTGTCCTGATCCTACGGGTAGTGCTAGAAAAACAAGTGGAATTGGTGTTACTGATCATACGATATTAAGAAGGAATGGTTTTACTGTTTTAAGTCCAAAAGCACCTTGGAAAATAAGAGATAAGATTACTTCTGTTAATACTGCTTTATTAGATGCAAATGGAGATCAAAGAACATTTATACATCCTCGTTGTAAAGAATTAATAAAAGCACTTAGAACATTAACTTATGCTCCAAATACAGGCATGCCTAATAAGAATCTGGGTGTAGACCATGCGTTTGATGCTTTTGGTTATCTTTGTCTACAACAATTTAATTTGGCAAAACCAGAGACACTAGGTCAAACTG